TAGCCCTTATCTCTATAGATAAGAGGGTATCACACTTTTTGTGATTTGTCAAATGAAAATAAAAATCCCTACAAAATGATATAATTTATCATATAGAGCCAGTGTCTGATACTCTCTCTCATACCCACTTCAGGCACTGGTTCTTTATTTATAGTGTATAATGTTTATATGTCTTGTTCGTCTTGTTCTTCTGATTCCGTGATTTCTATTGGAGCAGAACCCTCAAATATTAAATGGACCATTGTTCGTGGTGATGATGCATCTGCTACGTTTTATTGGTATGAGGATGATGGTGTTACCGCCAAAAATACTACAGGATGGACATACTTAGCAAGTGCCTATGACCCTAAAACAGAAACCAAATACTCTCTGACAATTACATCTGCCGCAGGATATGTTACAGTATCTATTCCAAATGCAATTAGTTTATCTTGGGGTTTAGGAAGTTCTACCATTGTTGCTGAACTTAAGTTTGACCTACAAGTAACAATTGATTCTAAAAAATGGACCCCAATCATTGGAAACATTGTAGTATATTCTGATATTACAGGAAGTAGTCTATAAAGTGACTACATTTAAAATTATTCCCGATACCACTCAAAATATAAACTTAAAAATAACCTCAACAAATAATTCTAAAAACATAGAAGTTGTTGGTTTCGGTGGACCATCTGGAAACACAGGACCAACAGGTTCTACTGGACCAACTGGTTCTACTGGGGCAATAGGTCCAACAGGACCAACAGGTGCTGCAAGTACAGTTACTGGTCCTACAGGACCAACAGGTGCAGCAAGTATAGTTACTGGTCCTACAGGACCAACAGGAGCAGCATCTGCTGTAACTGGACCTACTGGTCCACAGGGTCTACAAGGTATTCAGGGTTCTACTGGTCCACAAGGTCCTACAGGTTCTACTGGTGCAACTGGTGCTGCAAGTACCGTTACTGGTCCAATAGGAGCAACTGGACTTACAGGAAGCACAGGTCCAACAGGTCCACAAGGTTCCGTAGGTTCAACTGGACCTACAGGAGCACAGGGGATTCAAGGAGTAACAGGTCCAACAGGTTTGCAAGGTCCTACAGGAACAACAGGTTTGCAAGGACCTACAGGACCTACTGGTGCTCAAGGAAATCAAGGTCCTACAGGACCAACAGGAGCACAAGGAATTCAAGGTGTAACTGGACCTACTGGGATACAGGGACCTCAAGGTAGTCAAGGTATTCAGGGTAATCAGGGTATTCAGGGGATAACAGGTTCTCAAGGACCAACAGGATTACAAGGTCCTACAGGACCAATTGGAGTAACAGGTGCCGCATCTACTATTACTGGTCCAACAGGACCGCAAGGTATTCAAGGTAGCACTGGTCCTACTGGTGCTCAGGGTCCTGCTGGAAATACTAACGCACATGATACTGCTCATAAAGCAACTACAACAATTCTTTCAGATAACCCTACTTATGTATCAGGAACTATTGGTGCTGATGGCGGTACTGGTGTTGGTGCTACATTAACTGCTACAGCAAATGGGCGTTTAAACGTTGATGGCGGAAGTCTCAATACTGGTGAAAGATTGTTGGTTAAAAATCAAACAAACCAACTACATAATGGTATTTATTTAGTAACAAATCAAGGTTCTGCATCTGTTCCATATGTTTTAACTCGTTCAACAGATTATGATAACAGTGTTTCTGAACAAGTTCAAGACGGTGACTTTCTTTTGGTTCAAACTGGTTCTGTTAATGCTAACACATCTTGGATGATGAACTCGGTTGGCACTGGAACTAATACGTCTATTATTATTGGAACTGACATTATTACTTTTACTCAAGTTGGTGGTATTGGTCCTACAGGACCAACAGGAACCACTGGTGCTACAGGACCTACAGGTGCAGCCAGCACCGTTACTGGTCCAACAGGACCTACTGGTGCAACTGGAATTAATGGAACTAATGGCTCTACAGGTCCAACAGGTGCTCAAGGAAGTCAAGGTCCTACAGGACCAACAGGAGCACAAGGAAATCAAGGTTCTCAAGGAATTCAGGGAAACCAAGGTCCGACTGGACCAACAGGTGCTGCAAGTACTGTTGCTGGACCAACAGGTGCTACAGGTAGTGCTTCTACAGTTGCTGGTCCAACAGGACCAACAGGTTTACAAGGTCCAACAGGACCAACAGGTTTACAGGGTCCAACAGGACCAACAGGTTTACAGGGTCCAACAGGACCAACAGGTTTACAGGGTCCCACTGGACCTACTGGTGCAGCATCTACTGTAACAGGTCCAACAGGACCACAGGGTTCAACTGGACCAACAGGACCAACTTCTACTGTTGCAGGTCCAACTGGTCCGACTGGACCAACAGGTAGTACTGGTGTGGGATACAGCGGTATAACTAGCACATCTACGATTACATTTGCCACTGGTTCTGCAGGTTTTGAACTTAATTCTTTTGGTGCTTATACATTGGGTATGAGGGTTAGAGTTATTTCTCAAACCAATACCGCACAATATGTTGAAGGTGTAATAAATGGCTCCTACGAAGATGGCATAGGTTTATTTGTTCAGGTAGATAAGTTTGTTGGTTCTGGTTCTAGCAGTTCTTGGAAGTTTAGCGTTGCTGGTGAAGTAGGTGCTACTGGACCAACTGGTCCTACAGGTCCTACTGGAGATACAGGTATTACAGGTACAGGATATACAGGAGTAACGTCTACATCTACTTTAACTATTGGAACTGGCTCTAAAGTTTTTGCAGTAACATCATCTGGAGCATTTTTAAATGGTCAAAGAGTAAGAGTTGTAATGACAGCAACACCAACCACATATTTTGAAGGTACTATAACTGCCCTTACGACTAACTCATCAATAACTGTAAACGTAGATAATATTTCTGGTTCTGGTTCTGCTAGTGCTTGGACATTTACTGTTGCAGGAAACGTGGGTTCTACAGGACCCACTGGTCCAACTGGTCCTACAGGACCAACAGGGTCAGCAAGTACAGTTACTGGTCCTACAGGACCTAGTTTTACTGGAGGAATTCTTACTTCTTCTTTGACTCTTCGACAAGGTGCAACAGGTGCTGGAACTAGCCCACTTTATTTTGATAGTACCTCTACCCTTGTTCTTGCTACGCCAATTGCAGGTGCCAATGAGTATGATGGAAAAGCCTTTTATAAAACACCAAACGCAACTACAGGTAGAGCAGTTGATGTTGCTTCTTACTACTATGTTTCTGACGGAAGCAGCAATGTTGATTTCTCGGCTACCACTACTGCTAAATCCATATTTGGAACTGCTACAACTGGATTAACTCTAGTGGCAGGGACAACATATGAAGTAGAGTTGAGTGTTTCTACTTCTATAACTGCTGCTGCTGGAAGCACACCTACATTTAGTCACTCGTTCTTATTGACTACTGTATCTGGTTCACCTACAACAACTATTTATCAAGAAATTTCAACGTCAAGCAATACAACAAGCCTTGCAACTGCATCAGCAGTGTCTAGACTTAGAAACATTAACAATGCTGCTGTTTCAGTACTTGCTACTACTACAACTGGTTCTAGATATTCAATTTATAGCGTCAGAGGAATTATTCGTGTGACTGGTACTGGTACAGTAAAAATTTCTCCAGCAATTAGTGCAAGTACTACCAGTGCCGATTATCTGTTTAATGCCAATGCTGGTTCTTACATAAAAATAACTCCACTTGGTAATGGAACTGTTACCAATGTTGGAAGTGCTTGGGCATAAGAAAGGATAAACCATGAATGAAATAACTGAATTATTAACTTACTGGGAAAATGATGGAATAGCAAATCCAGCAGCATTGAAAGCAGCACATGATGCTATTGTGCTTTTAGTTGCAAAAGTAGAAGCATTAGAAACTCAAATTCAAAATTTATCTAATACACAGTCATAGTATTTAGTTTTATTAAAATTGTGGTATTATTTATTTCTTATAATTTAAAGGATTTTTAAAATGAAAGTAGCAGTATATACAATTGCTTTAGATGAAGAGCAGTTTGTTAAAAGATGGTATGAATCAGCCAAGGACGCTGATTATTTATTAATAGCAGATACAGGGTCTACTGATAAAACTATTAAACTTGCAAAATCTTTGGGTATTAATGTTATTAATATTAATATTTTTCCCTGGCGTTTTGACGATGCTCGTAATGCAGCACTTGCTGCCATTCCAAAAGATATTGACTATTGCATAGCACTTGATATGGATGAGGTTTTACAACCAGGTTGGAAAAATGAATTACAGAAAGCATTTGACGTTAAATATACAAGACCTAGATATCAATATACTTGGTCATGGCTTGAAGATGGAAAACCTGGATTACAATACGGTGGAGATAAGATTCATTCTAGAAAAAATTATAGGTGGAAACATCCAGTTCACGAAATATTAACAACATCTACAGTAGATGAAGTTCAAGGATGGATTGGATTGGAAATTCATCATTATCCAGATAATTCAAAATCTCGTGGACAGTATTTGCCTCTTCTCGCTTTATCTGTTAAAGAAGACCCACAAGATGATAGAAATGCTTTCTATTATGCTAGAGAATTATTTTTTAATAATTCTATTGAACAGGCTACCGAAGAATTTAAAAGATATTTAAATTTACCTACAGCATTATGGGGTGCCGAAAGAGGAAGAGCATATAGATATCTTGCACAATGTAATCCAAATGAATCATTAGACTATTTAAATAAATCTTTATATGAAGATACCTCTAGACGAGAAACATATGTAGATATTGCTTTATACTATTATAGATTAGAAGATTGGAAAAATGTTTTTGAGTTTTCAGAAAAGGCGTTAGCCATTAAAGATAAGCCATTAGATTATCTTTGTGAAGAGTTTGCTTGGAATGAGTTGCCTTATGATTTAGCAGCCATTTCAGCCTATAATTTACAGAATTTTGATTTAGCAAGAAGTTATGGTAAAATTGCTTTAGATTTGCAGCCAAACGATAAAAGATTGCAAAATAATTACAAACACTATTTAGAAAGTTAAATATGAAAATTGCAGTTTATACAATTGCACTTAATGAAGAAAAACACGTTGAACGTTGGTACAATTCTGTAAAGGACGCTGACTATATCCTCATTGCTGATACTGGTTCAACTGACCGTACCGTGGAAATTGCTAAATCTCTTGGCATCAATGTGTTCAATATCTCAATCAAACCTTGGAGATTTGACACAGCCAGAAACGTTGCTTTAGCCCTTGTACCAGATGATATAGACATGTGCGTATCTCTTGATATGGACGAGGTAATTTCTGAAGGGTGGAGAGAAGCCTTGGAAAAAACAACAGGTAATCAGATTACCTATGTTTTCTATAATGATGAAAATTTTGTAAATAATCGTATTCATGCTAGGCATGGGTTTATGTGGAAATATTTAATGCACGAAGGAGTTGTTCCTGACCGAACTGAAATGATTGATGAATTTTCTCCAGGTATCGAGGTAACGCATGTTCCAGATAGAGATAAACCTAGAACTCAGTATTTACAATTACTTAAAGATGCATTAACAGAAAATCCAAACGTTGGAAGATATTATAGATATCTTACTAAAGCATTACAAGCAGAGGGTAAATTTGAGGAAGCAGAAAAATACTATCTTCAAGTTTTAAATATTCCTAATTTTCCAAACGAGGACGCTGCTAATGTGTATAAAACTCTTTCAGAAATCATACCTGAAAAAACTGGGGAATATCTTTTACTTTGTTTACAAACAGCACCACATAGACGAGAACCATATTACTATATTGCTAAATGGTATGAAAAACATGAAAGATGGGAAGAGTGCCTAACTTGGTGTAAAGCAGCCTTAGAGGTAGATAAAATAGTAGTTGACGTGTTCAAGGATAATGATGCTTGGGGGGAACCTATGATAGAATTATATAATAAGGCAAAGGAAAAGGTTAAAAAATAATGAAAATTGCGGTATACACGATTGCTCTAAATGAAGAAAAATTTGTAGAGCGTTGGTATGAATCTGCTAAAGATGCAGATTATTTATTAATTGCAGATACAGGTTCAACAGATAAAACGAAACGTATTGCTAAAAAACTTGGAATTAAAGTTATAGATATTTCTGTAAAGCCCTGGAGATTTGATGACGCAAGAAATGCCGCACTTGCATTGCTGCCCGATGATATTGACTACTGTGTGTCTATGGACATGGACGAAACACTATCCGAAGGCTGGCGTGAAAAACTTGAAACAATGACATCGGAACAAGTAAGTTATAAATTTAACATAACTTTTAAAGATGAAGATGAAACTCATCCAGATGACACATTTATAAATAATAGAATTCATAAACGCCATGGTTTTAGATGGATATATTTAATGCATGAAGCAGTTGTTCCAGACAGAACAGAAGTTAGACAAGAGTTTTGTGAAGGTCTAGAAGTATCTCATCATCCAGATATAGATAAATCTCGTGAACAATATAATCAAATGATTGAGGATGCTTATAATGAATATAAAAATGCAAGGTATCATATTTATCAATGTCATCAATTATTGCAATTTAACAGAATAGAAGAAGCAAGAAAAGTTGCCAAATCTTTAATAAAATTAAAAGATGTTGGAAAGATTGACGTGGCTCTTGCTTATAGAATTTTGGGGCTAACTGGAAAATTTAAGATTTTTTATTTTATCAAATCAATAATCAAATATCCAACAAGAGAAACATACAACAGTTTGGCAATTCATTACTATAAAAAAGAAAAATGGTTTTTATCCTACTATTTTTCTAAAAAAACAAATAATATTATTATAAAAACAAATAGCATATTTAGAGATATCTCTGCTTGGGGTGCCCTGCCATTTAACATTATGATGTCATCAAAACATAACATGAAACTGTGGAAATGGTCTAAAACCTATGAAATTGATAAAAAAGAAATTAACGTTAGGTCAATAATTTCACATAAAATGAAATTATTTAATGATTAGGCTATGGTATAATTAAGACATGACTACTACCGTTGGAGCATCCACATCCTATCAATTAACAGTACCAGCACTTACTGAAACTGCAGATATTCAGGTAGCCTTAAGGCTTTTAAGTTATGGTATTTCTGGCGAACCTGCAAATAATGCTGCTATTACAGCAAACTCATTGGCTGGATATATTAAGTCAATCATAGCAGGACCAACATTTACTGGAACTACAACACTTGTAACTCAGAGTACATCAGTTGCACCATTAAGATTTGTTTCTGGAGCACTTAAATCAATTACTCAAACTGGTGCAATGGAATATGATGGAACAAATATTTATCTAACAAACGACAGTTCTGTAAGAAAAACTGTTGCATATATTGGAGATGCTGGACATACTTTGTTAAGTAGTGGAAATATAACAGCACTAACTACTACTATAAGCCTAGGTTCATCTGTTACTTACAGAAAATTATTAATTAGCATATACGGAGGCACAGTAGGTTCTTCAGGAAGCCTAAGCATGAGGATTAATGCTGTTACTACTGGTTATTCATATTCATATATGAGGTATCAGAGTAATACAACTGGTACTGCTGGATGGTATAGTTCTACAAGCGGTTCTGCTCTTGCTATTTCTGGTGGACAATCTCTTCAAACATCTGGAGACCGAGTAGTTGTAGAAATTTTTGAACCATATGTTTCTGGTACTAAACATGTTACATTTGGTTGTAATGGTAGTTTTGGTAGTGGAAATATGGTTACAAGTGGTATGGGGTCAGGAGTTACTCAAATTGATTTAATTTTTGCAACAGCAATTCCTACTGGTGCAACCTACACAGTTTATGGTATTAAATAGTAGGAACAACTCTTACAAATCTTATCTGACTATTTTTGTAATCAGTTAATGGTTCAATAACTGTAGTTCCATAGTAACGATTAGAGTTTACTATTTTACCCTTGCCAATATAAATTCCAGAATGATAAAAGTTTGTAGAACCTTTATAAGCAAAAACAACAATGTCCCCTAATTTTGGAATAGAAACTCTTTTACCTATGTGTGCTTGCTTGTTTGCAGAATGTGGCAAGGTAGTTCCAAATTGTTCATACATCCATACTACCATTCCAGAACAATCCCAACCATATGGAGTAGAACCAGAAAAAACATAAGGTGTTTTGTTTACACGATGAAACATCTTAGTCAGGGTTTCTTTCATTTTGTCGGTATTTTTGTTTAATTTAGCATTGTAAATTAAACTGGCTGTAATATTTGTTACTTTACTTACAACCGTATTTGTTATAGGCATTTCAGCAGCACTGGCTTGAGGGGTAACACAACCAGTCATAGTTAAACTTAAAATTCCTGTGGCGAGTAATTTTTTGATTTTTAAATTATTCATATTTTCCTCCTTAACGGAAAAACACCTTTTTAAAGGGTGTTCATATAAATTATACCACGATTTAACCTATTTGACAATATTCAATGTGCTATAATTGTTTTACTACATTGAAAGGTGGTCAAATCATGTCTATTGATTTTAACTCTCTACTTACCGTTGACGAAAGAACATCGGTAGTATCACAAAGAATTCAGTCCTTAGCAGTAGAGGCTTATCAATTAAGCCTTAACCTAAAGGTTCTTGAATCACAAGAAGAAAAAAACGAACAAGCATTAACAGAAATCAACATCAATATTAATTTGTTAAATCAAATGATTTCTGTTTATAAAACAGAACTAGATTCATTGGGAGAATCTAACTAAAAAAATGTCAACAATTATTCAGCACAAAAGAGGAACAGCAACTCAATGGACTACTTCCAATCCTCTTTTGCTTGCTGGAGAAATGGGTTGGGAATCAGATACAAATAAATTTAAAATTGGTGATGGAACTCTTTTATGGAATGCTCTTTCATATGCATCATCAGCAGGAGGTGGGGGCACTAACTTTACAGGTGCAGGAACCTCCATTACAGGAGTTCAGTCTGCTCTTGGTGTGACCCTTCCTATATCAACTGCAAGCGGTGCAACCGCTTCTGGTGCAATTACTATTGGTACTGGAACAACATCTAACTCCTCTCTTACTACTGGTTCTGTAACAATCAATACTGGAAACTCAGCATCTGCAGGTGGTAACTCAGGTGCAATTACTATTAAAACAGGTAATGGTTCAGGTGCATCAGGTAATTCTGGCAATTTAAATATTGATGTTGGAAGTAAATCAGGTGGTGGAACTACTGGAACTATAAATATTGGAAATGTTGATTCTACAACTATATTTCTAGGAACTGTTTCAGGGATTACAAAAACAATGGTTGGATTAGGCTCTGTAGACAATACTACTGACATAGGAAAACCTGTTTCTACTGCTCAACAGACTGCATTAAATGCTAAAGCAAACAACAGTGATTTAGATGGAAAAGTAAATAAAATAAACCCAATTTTTACATCAGGAATTGCAACTGGACTATATGGAATTACAGGTTCAACTGTTCAAGATTTTGAAATTAAAACAACAAGCATTGTAAGCACTTCAACAAAATCAATAATTATTCAAACTGGAAATGGAGTTTATGCAGGAGCAGGAACAGGAAGTAGTGGGGCTATTACAATTGATACTGGTGCCAGGCAAAACACTGGAACTGCAGGAACAATAAGTATTGGTACATCATATTCTCCTACTATAAACATTGGAAATGCTAGTTCTACAACTACATTCTTAGGAACTGTTTCAGGGATTACAAAAACAATGGTTGGATTAGGTTCTGTAGACAATACTGCTGACACAGCAAAACCAGTTTCTACTTATCAGCAGAATGCACTTAATCTAAAGGCAGATAAAGATAATGCTGTATTTACTGGAACTATTCCGTCAATTACTGGTTCAACTGCTGGAAGTGTAAAATATGATACTGATTTAGTAAATAGAGCATATGTAGACTCACAGATTATTAACCCAACTTCAAGAGTATCAGTAAAGTGTGCAACTACTGGAGCATTAGGAACTTCTAACAACCTTGTTGGTGGAACTATTACTACCACTTATGCAAACGGCACTGCTGGTGTAGGAGCGACTTTAACTATTGCAACTTCTACAAACTGGACTGCTGTAACTATTGACGGTTATTCATTTGTTGTTGGTGACCGTATTCTTATTAAAAACCAAGGTGGAACAAGTTCAAACCTACAAAATGGTATTTATACAGTAACTACCGTAGGTGCTGTTGGAACCACTACTTCATTTGTCTTTACTCGTGCTACTGATAGCGACCTAGCCGCAGAAAATTTTGAAAAACATAGCGTATATGTTGAAAATGGAAGTGTTGGTTCAGACCAAGCAGATAAAACATTTACAAATATTATAAACGGAGATATTGTGATGGGAACTACACCTATCACATACACTTTTACTTCTGGTTTTGCTGTTTCTGTTTCAGGAGCAAGAAGAATTCCTTATACAAACTCCAATAGAGGATTTGCGTATACTGCCGAATCTACGTTACCAGGTCAAGTCTTAAAAAACGGTTTTCCTGCACCAGGTGCAACAAATATAGGCTGGGCTGAACCAATTCCATTCGATGTAAGAACAGGAAAAATTGCTTCAAGTGATTGGGCTGCTGTTCCTAGCCCAGCAGGTGAAGCGGTCGTCACCTTTGACACTCCTTTTCCAACTGGTGTTGTACCTAACATAACATTTACCCCTATATCTACTGGAACAGATTTAATTATTGTTACCTTAAAGGCAGTACCTACACATAATGGATTTACAGCAGTAGCCAGAAGGCTACAAGCCTCTGCAACTGTTACAACTGCTGGTAGTACTCAAATTTCCAGGACTGCTGCCGACTTAATTTCTACTACTGCTCCAACTACATATTGGACAGCGGTTCAGGGAACCAGACTAATTGGAACTCCAAACGACACTAATGATGGTAGAACAGATTATGGAACTGTTGCGTAGTACAGTGTTTGACTTTTCATAAAACTATGGTATAATTTATCTATTACAGTTATGGAAAGGCGGAAACGCTATGTCAGAAATTTTTTCTTTTACCCTACCAACAGATTTTGTCGAAAAGTACAAAACATTGGAATCACCCTTTGGATTCGTGGATGCAGGTGGCAACG